CGCCGAAAAGCACAAAAACGAGTATGTTCCAACTGATGTTCATTGGTCCGAGGTTCCTGGAAGAGATGAAGTATGGAAAGAACAGACGATTGCAAACACATCAGAACAGCAATTCAAGGTCGAGTTCGAGTGTGAGTTTCTTGGTTCTGTCAATACCCTTATAAATCCATCGATTCTCAAGAATTTAATTTATGAAGATCCTATTCAAAGGAGTGCTGGTTTAGATGTCTACGAGAAGAGGCAAGAGGAACACAACTACCTTATTACTGTTGATGTTGCTCGTGGGTTGGGCAACGATTATTCTGCATTTATCGTCGTTGATATTACAGAGTTTCCCTATAAGATAGTCGCAAAGTATAGGAACAATGAAATCAAACCGATGTTGTTCCCAAATATTATCCAGCAGACAGCAAAGAACTATAATGATGCCTGGGTATTGGTAGAAGTTAATGATATTGGAGAACAGGTAGCAAATATTCTTCACTACGATTTAGAATATGAAAATATGCTGATGGCAGCGATGAGAGGTCGTGCAGGACAAGTTGTCGGGCACGGTTTTTCTGGTAAGAAATCTCAGATGGGAGTTAGAACAACTGCCCAGGTTAAGAAACTTGGTTGCTCCAATCTGAAGACCCTTATTGAAGATTTTAAGTTACTTACACTCGATTATGAAATTATTTCTGAGTTAACGACATTTGCTCAGAGACATAATTCGTTTGAAGCAGAAGAAGGTTGTAATGATGACTTGGCAATGTGCCTTGTTATTTTTGCTTGGTTGGTAGCACAAGATTATTTCAAAGAGATGACGGATAATGATATCCGTAAAAGAATCTACGAAGAACAGAAAAATCAGATCGAACAGGATATGGCACCATTCGGATTCTTGGATGATGGTATCGATGATATAACTGGATCATTCACTGATAACAATGGAGATCGTTGGCATACTGATGAGTATGGTGATCGTGCATATATGTGGGAGTATTATTGATGGACTTAGATGATCAGTTAAAACTAGGTCATCTACTTCTTTTTGATAGAAAATGTAGAGTTTGTGGTGCAACAAAAAATTTAGTAGATGGATTCTATAGAACTAGAAAAGATAGAGGTCCAGTAGCATCATCATACTCATATGAATGTAAAGACTGTACCAAGAAAAGAGTAAAGAAAAGTAGTGATACCTGGGAATATCCCGATTGGTAGATTTCACGTCCTAATTCCCCATTGAAAAGCGACTTTTTAATAAATAATTTCAGATAATTCTGGACCAAGGAGAACAAAAAGATGCCACTGAATTTAGCATCTCCTGGAATTGTAGTAAGAGAAGTTGACTTAACTATTGGAAGAGTCGATCCAGTCTCTGGTTCTATTGGAGCAATCGTTGCTCCTTTTGCCAAGGGACCTGTAGATCTTCCTCAGTTTATTGAAAATGAGGATGATCTCTTAAACACTTTCGGCAGACCATACTCAACTGACAAGCACTACGAGAGCTGGATGGTAGCATCATCCTACCTCGCCTACGGAGGAACTCTTAGAGTTTCTAGAGCAGATGACTTCAATGTCGCAACAGGCGAAGGACTCAAGAATGCTTACGTCGGTACCGCTTCAAGCGTAAGAATTAAGAGCACTGATCATTACGAAGAACTCCAGTACGACGAAAACGCAATTACTGGTGTTACTGTTGCTGCTAAGAACCCAGGTACTTGGGCAAATGGCATCAGAGTTGCGATGATTGATGGCAAAGCAGACCAAATCCTGACAGGTTCTGGACTTGGTGCTGGTGTTGCTGTTGGTTATGGTTTCTCCTATGCAGTTCCCGCTAACACCGTTGTTCCAGTTGGAACTGGTGGAACTACAATCCTTGATGGATACTTCCAGGGTGTTATCACCGAAGTTAGTGCAGACTCTCTTGGAGTTAAACTGGTCAAGCACGTTTCTGCAGCAGGAACAGTTACCAACGCTGACTATGAGCAGAATGGTAAGTATGCTCTTGCTAACACTGGTTCAATCGGCATTGCAACAGATGGACAATCTGCTGCGTTTGCAACCAGATCATATACTGGTGAAAGTGACTGGTTTGAAAAGCAAGAAATTGAACTGACATCTACCGATCTCAAAGGCAATCCAGTAAAACTTGAGTGGGATGCTTTGGCAAACCGCCCTGGAACTTCTGAATATGCTGCTGCTAGAAACGGAAGATTCGACGAAGTTCACGTTGTTGTTATTGACGACAAAGGACTGATCACTGGAAATGCAGGTTCTATTCTTGAGAAGCACCTGAATCTTTCCAAAGCAAAAGACGCCGAGTTCTCTGTAGGTTCTCCTTCTTACTGGAGAAAGTATCTCTACACCAACTCACGTTACATCTTTGGTGGTTCTGCACCAGTTGGTATTACCACAATCGCATTCAGCGATAATGGTGTTGCACAAAACGAACTTGATCTCGACAGTGGTTGGGACCAAGATGCAGATGGCGTAAACTTCGCCGGATCTGGTGTATTCACTGCATCACTTGCAGGTGGTAAAAACTACGGTGGTAAATCAACTCTTACTGAAGCTGGATCACTTTACTCTGGTGCTGATGATATCATCAGTGGACTTGGTAAGTTTGATAACACTGAAGAGTATGAAGTAGACTTCATCCTTATGGGTTCAGGAAACTGGGATAAGGATACTGCACAAGGTATTGCACAGAAAGCAATCGCTGTTGCAGAAGCAAGACAAGATGCTGTTGCATTCATCTCCCCATACAGAGGTGCATTCCTTTCGGATAACTCCGTTGGAACAGTAACAGTTAATGATATTGATACAATCACTACTAACGTGGTTTCATACTATGCTTCACTTTCATCTACAACTTATGGTGTATTTGATAGTGGTTACAAGTATATGTACGACCGCTTCAATGATACTTTCCGCTATGTTCCTCTCAATGGAGACATTGCTGGTACTTGTGCTAGAACAGATCTTCAACAGTTCCCCTGGTTCTCACCTGCTGGAACTTCAAGAGGTTCGATTCTCAATGCTGTAAAACTGGCATATAACCCAGGCAGAAAGCAGAGAGACGTTCTGTACTCAAATAGAGTCAACCCAGTTATCTTCTCCCCTGGAGCAGGAATCATCCTCTTCGGTGATAAGACTGGATTCGGCAAGTCTTCCGCATTCGATAGAATCAACGTTCGCCGTTTGTTCATCTATCTGGAAGATGCAATCTCTGCTGCCGCTAAGGACTTCCTCTTCGAGTTCAACGATGAGATCACAAGAACTAACTTCGTGAACATTGTTGAACCATTCCTCCGCGATGTTCAATCCAAGAGAGGTATCTTTGATTATGTTGTTATTTGTGATGAAACAAATAACACTCCTGAAATTATCGATGCCAACGAGTTTGTTGCAGACATCTACATCAAACCCGCAAGATCGATCAACTTCATCGGTCTGACCTTCATCGCCACCAGAACTGGTGTTGCATTTGAAGAAGTAATCGGCTCCGTTTAATTCAATTAGAGGTTAACTCAAATGCCATCTAGACAACAGATTAATCCACCCCCATTAAGGAAGATTACCGACTTCAAGAGTAAGTTAACGGGTGGTGGCGCTCGCGCCAATCTCTTTGAAGTCGTTCTTCAGTTCCCTGATGCAGCAGCACCAGACTCCGTAGTTCTTGAGAAATCAAGATTCTTGGTCAAAGGTGCTAATATGCCTGCATCGAACGTTGCCCCAATCGAAGTTCCCTTCAGGGGCAGGGTTCTGAAAATTGCAGGTGATCGCACCTTCGATTCCTGGACTATCACAGTTATCAACGATACTGACTTTGCTATTCGTTCTGCTTTCGAGCGTTGGATGAATACAATCAACCGCGTATCTGATAACACTGGATTGGTTGATCCAGCAACGTACCAGGCAGACGCATACGTCTATCAGTTAGATCGCGACGGTTCTACTCTGAGATCCTATCGCTTCTATGATGTATTCCCAACCCAGGTTGCACCAATCGAACTCTCTTATGACGCTGGAAATGCGATCCAAGAGTTCACTGTTGAACTTCAAGTTCTCTATTGGGAAGCAACTAAGGGCACTGGCGCTAATGCTGGCGGTGAAGACATCAACTAAATAGAAGAAGGAAATAGACACTTTAACTTATTATGGCCAAACTTTTTGGTTTTAAAATTGACGGCAACCAAAATAAGTCACCTTCGGTTATCTCCCCCGTTCCTGAAACTAATCAGGACGGGGTTGATAATTATGTTTCTAGTGGATTTTATGGGTCGTTTATCGACATCGAAGGTGTTTATAAGTCAGAGCATGATTTAATAAAAAGATATAGAGAAATGTCACTTCATCCTGAAGCGGATGGAGCAATTGAAGACGTTGTAAATGAAGCAATCGTTAGTGATTTGTATGACTCTCCAGTAGAGATTGAGTTATCAAATCTGAACGTAAGCGAACCTCTCAAAATTAGAATTAGAGAGGAATTCAAGTATTTAAAAGAGATCTTAGATTTCGATAGAAAAGCACACGAAATCTTTAGAAATTGGTATATTGATGGAAGAGTATATTACCTGAAAGTCATTGATATGGCAAATCCCCAAGCAGGGATTCAAGAATTGAGATATATTGATCCTCTCAAGATGAAATATATTCGTCAAGAGAAGAAGAAGGGCAATAAGTATGATATTGGTGCGGTAAGAGTCAATGGTGGTCCAAAAGAACCAATTGATCAGTATAAAGGTCCAGAGTTTGAAGAGTATTTTCAATATACTCCATCACCAAACTATCCAACAACAACGATGGGTAGAGGTGCAACCAAGTCAATCAAACTTGCAAAAGACTCCGTAACTTATTGCACTTCTGGTCTGGTAGATAGAAACAAGAATACAGTTC